CCGACGACGGCACAGCCGTGGCACCTAACGAGTTCGAGGTGTACTACGCCGACTATGCCGCCGTTGGCCAAGTGCAGTCATGGTCGTTTGAGATCAGCCGCGCTGAGATCGACGTGACCACCATCGGCCAAACGGCTGGCCAGTATGCGCCCTTCCGCGCTTACATTCCTGGCTTCGCCGACGGCAACGGCACCGCAACGATCTACGTCACCAACGAGGACGCTGCGCTGTCCAATCGAATGGTGGAAGACGTGCTGCAGCGTCAACAAGTTGGTTGCGCCTTCAAGTTGTACACCGACAAGCAAAGCACCGAGGCCCTGAGCCGCTCCATCGCCATGGATGCCGTGCTGCTGACCGCCAGCTTGAACATCAATCCCGATGATGCCCAGCAAGTGGAGATCACATTCCGCCCGGCTGGTGTGCCCACTTTTGACTTCAGCACTTCTGCTTGATAGCTGAACGGCCCCGGCTTATGCTGGGGCCACCCACATTTATTGCATGGCATCATCTGCGCTGGCACGGCTCAAAAAAGCAGCCAATCTTCAGCCAATCAAGCGTGTTGTAACACTCAACGATGGATCTACGTTTGAGTTTTATGCCACGGCTTTGACCATGGCAGAACGTGAGCGCGCGCAGAAAATGCCCGGTGGCGATGACCCTAATGGTTTTGCGTTGAATCTGCTGGTGACCAAAGCAGCCGACGATGCCGGCCAGCGGTTGTTTCAGACTGGTGAAATTGCTGAGCTGAAAAACGATGTGCTTGACAGTGACCTGCAAGCCATGATGCTCGCCATCATCACCAACCCAGAGGAAGTCGAAACCGACATGAAAAGCACTGAAAAAGGAGCTAAGTAAAGACAACCTGCTGCTGCTGCAGCTTGGAGTTGCTAAGGAACTTGGATACAGCTTGGCACGATTAAATCAAGAAATAACGCTTGAAGAGTTGCTGATATGGTCTAGTTATTTTGAGCTGCAGAACGAAGAACAGGATCGTAGAATGAAGCAAAGCCGTAGGTAAGTCGTGTCGGTTGTCGCCAACGTTGCCATTAACGTCGACAGCCGCAACGCGGTTAGCAAACTGCGCGAGGTTCAGTCGCAGTCGCAGCAAACAGAACGTGCAATAGGTGGGCTGGGGAGCGCGATAGGCAAGCTTGCTGCTGCATTTTCTATTATTGAAGCCGCCAAGTTTGTATTTGCAAAAACGGCCGAGCTAGAAAGCCAGACGCGCAGCCTTGAAGTGCTAACAGGTAGCGCGGAAAAGGCTGGGCAAATTGTTAAAGACCTGCAGCAACTTGGGGCTGTAACACCATTTACCAGCTCTGAGCTGATTGATTCGGCTAAGCGGTTGCAGGCGTTTGGCATAGAAGCTGAAAATGTCGTTGAAACCACCAAGCGACTGGCTGATGTCAGCGGTGCCACAGGCGCTGAATTATCGGGCCTGGTAACGGCCTATGGCCAGGTGCAAGCCAAAGGGCGGCTACAAGGTGAGGAGCTGCTCCAATTTCAAGAGCGTGGCGTTGCACTGCAGACAGAACTGCGCAAGATGTATGGACTTTCTGGTGAGGAATTCCAGAAAGCTTTGGAAAAGGGCCGCATTGGGGCCGAGTCAGTCGAAGTTGCAATTATTCGATTGACCAATGCTGGCGGCAAATACGCCAATGGTGCGATTGCGCAGAGCGATACATTGCAAGGCAAATTCAGCACTTTGCAGGACTCAATACAAACGCTGGCGCAGACAATCGGCAAAACGCTGGCACCAGTCTTTAAATCCCTGATGGATCAGGCAACTGATGCCATTGGCGCAATTCAGCGCATGTTTGACGAAGCTGGATCCAAAGAAAGAGAGGCTCAATTTGCACGCAATGCAGATGCCGCAGTGCGCGCCATGAATCTAAATCCCTTCACGCAGCAAGGGATGATGTATGAAATGCGCCAACGCAACATTGAACAGCAACGAGCGGATTATGAGTTGCGCCGCAGAACTGCAGCCGCAAGGCCGAATAGGCCGACAGCCACACCAGCCACGCCAGCATTGCTGGGAGGGACCGAGAAAGAAAAGCGCGGCAGGCAATTAAGCGTTGACGATCTACTTGGCGGCGAAATCCAACGTCAATTACGTGAAGCCCAAGCGCGACTGCAAGTCGCAACTCAAGCCAACTTAAATGTTGCGGCACAGCAGCCAAATGCTGAGCAAGCACAACGCATTGTTGAAGCAACATCTAAGTTGCTAAACATTAAATATCAAATTGATGCTATTGACAAGACGATTACGGGCAGAGAACAGGTACGCGCTCAAATTATTGCAAGCTCCAAAGATAAAGCATATGCCGCGTTATCTTTTGATGAACAAACCACAGACCTAAAATCTGCCCGAGTTAATCTTGAGCGTGAAATTGACCAAATCTTGCTTGAACAACTTGGCAAAGCAGAAGCTCAATACAGGCAAGAGCAGCAAGCAATCAAAGATGTGTTATCCGGCTTGGATATGGAAGTGATCAAACTTCAGGCCAAGGGCGATGCTGGCGAAGCGGCAATCAAATACTTAGAAATTGAAAATCAACTGAAAGCCAAGGGCATCGCACTTACGGATCTAGATGCAGAAGCAATACGTCGCAAGATCGCGGAAGTTCAAAAACTCACCAAAGAACAAAAAGCAGCACAAGATCAAGCGAAACTTGTCGAACAGCAATTTGCAACAATCGGTGCCGGCATTGGCGATTTGTTGACAGGCGCTTTTGATAATTTGATTAACAAAACCAAAGATTGGAACGACGTTCTGCGCGATTCCTTGATGGCAGTTGGCCGTCTATTGATGATGGCTGGCTTGAACATGCTTGCTGGAACTGACGGCAAAGGCGTGTTGTCGTTCCTTGGCTTTGGCAGTGGTTTTGGCAAAAGAGCTGCTGGTGGCCCTGTAGCAGGCGGCAAACCTTACATCGTTGGTGAGCGCGGACCTGAGTTGTTCCTGCCCAGCACAGGCGGCAACGTCATGTCAAACAACGACCTGCGTTCTGCCATGGGTTCAAGCTCCGCTGCAGCAGGTGCGCCAGTGCTCAACATGAGCTTCCAGACCACCAACATCGGCGGCGTTGAGTACGTCAGCCGCGATCAGCTGGAACAAGCCATGGCAGCCACACGCCGTCAAGCCGCCAGCGACGGTGCAAAACGAGGGATGACAATGACATTGGATAAACTGCAGCAAAGCCCTGGCACCCGTAGCCGCGTGGGTCTCCGCTGATGACTGCTCAATTCCCAGGCATCAAACCATCCGAGCGCAGCTTCCGTCTGGGCCAGTTCCCTACAAAGGTGTACCGCGCCTTGTCTGGCGCCACGGTCAAGCGAGCGTTTGGCAACCGCGCCTACGGCTATGAACTGCAACTGACTTTTACTAACATCACTGACACAGCAGCATCCCAGCTGATCGACCATTACAACGGCACGTCAGGCGGCTTCAGTCGGTTCACCCTGCCCGCAGAAACATTTGCTGGGATGGATGTAACGCTAACCAGCAAGATCCAATCGCCCACGCAAATCAAGTGGGAATACACCAGCCCGCCTGAAGTGCGTTCGGTCTACGTAGGACGCAACACGGTGACGATCAGCCTTGCCGGGGAGCTTGATTACTGATGAGCGAAATCCGCATCGCGCAGTATTTCAAGCTGACAACTGCTGGTGGTGTCGTTCACCGCTACCAGAATTATTTCGTTGGCGCTAGCAGTTCGTACCTGAGCGAGTCCTACGGCTTTGCTCCGTTCCAGGCGTCTGGTGCGCTTGCCACGCTCAACGGCGACAACGAAACGCTGCAGGTACTGTTCCCGAACTTAGAGGTTGTGCTGCGGCTGGTGGAGCAAGCCAACGGGAACCGCCTGAGTACGCTGCAGTTCACAAACGCATGGCTAAACGCCAGCGACCAAATCCTTACCGCACTGACCGATTACTACGTCGGCATTGGCGCCAGCTTCAGCGAAACCACTGTTGAATTCCGTTTCCGCTCTGCAATCGACAGCGTGGGTAGTGCCTTTCCAGCCAGAACCCTGACACGCGAAAACGTTGGCCCGCTGCCTCTCAACAGCGAGCTGTATTTGCGGTGAACGACCTAATCGGCTTGAAGCGTGCGTGGGGCGCCTACCCCGGCGATGGTTCAGGTACGGTCGATTGCTGCCTGCTCTTTGCCGAGGTTCGCCGCCGGCTTGGCTACCACGATCACACACCAGATTTTGCCGGCTACTTCGAGCGTTATACCGACAACACTTTCCCGCGCCGAATCATGGCGAAGTGGCTTCTACAAAACGGCACCCGGCTAAACGGTCCTGAGCGCCATGCGGTTGTATTGCTGCCCGGTACAAAGGGCGGCGCCATGGGTACAGTGATGGACGACGGCAACGTGCTTTTTATTAGCGAGAGATCCGGCGTGGTGCTGGCTCCGCTTCCACCCGATTACGGCCATTACTTCAGGCTTCACAAATGACCCGCCGCCTACTGCCCTACGAACACCAGCTGATTGCTGAGCTGGGCATTAGCGAGCAGGAATACCTGAACTTTGTGCAGGCTCAGTTTGATCACACACGCATACCTGCGGACAAATTAAAAGAACCGCAGAACTGGGAAACAGTTGCAATCGTGCTGACGATTGTTGGCGTTCTATTTCAGGTTGGCGCAGCACTGCTGGCACCCAAACCAGAACTTCCGTCCCAGCAAAATCAGCGCCGTAGACGCGACCAAGCATTTTCCCCGCGGTTTGGATTTAACAGCGCACAGGAGTTAGCCAAATACGGCGATCCTGTCAATCTGGTTTATTGCAACACCGACCAAAACACAACGGGCGGCGTCCGCGTCAACACCTCAATGGTGTGGTCTGCTGTTAGCAGCTTTGGCTCCAGTCAATTCATGCAGATGGCTGCAGTGCTTGGCGCATCCAACATTGATCCTGCTGGCATTGATGTAGCTCGCACAGCCTTTGGTCAGGCAACCTTGCGTCAGTTTGGCGCTCAAAAGTATTGGCTCTATTTACGTCAAAACGGGATTCTGCGTTTCAGTGATAAGCGCCTCGGTGGCGGCACAGATCCAACTAGCGTCAACGAACCTGAATCAGCTTTTGTTTACCGTGCTGCCTTAACTGGAACGCAAAAAGCAGAAGGATTTAGCCAAGCGTTTTCACCGTCAGCGATGACACGGTGCGGCATTACAGCACCAATACCCATCAATGTTGTCTATCTAGATCGTGACGAAAGGGGTTCATCCAGCCTGCGGGCAGATCTGGGAATTGAACTGAACGGACGCGGCGGATATTGGCCCGACAACGTTTTAGATAACTCACGCCCGGTTGTTCCTGTTGGAACTGTATTTACGTTGCGCTTTAAAGGGCTGGCCAGCAATGGTGCCAGCGATGTTCGTCAAGCTGCCTCTGAGTTACGCCGCACACTGCTGAGTTACATAGACGCGGCAAGCACCTACAAACTGGGCAGCGCAAAGTTTCGCGTCAAAGGTCAAATTCAAGATCTTGAATTGGATAACGATGCGACAACCATTGATCTGGAGTGCATCGAACCTGGCATCTGCCCAGAGGAAGACTACGGCACGCTCAACTACAAAGCCAACGAGCGCGAGGCAACAGATGAAATCAAACGCCTTAACGCGGAAATCGTAGAGCTGAACAGGATTATTTCGCAGACGCCACCGATTCTCACTGGTTCTGCATCAGCCCGCGCTGGCGAAATCACCAATCGAATCAATCAAATCAATGACCGTATTGATCAGATTGAGGAACTGCGTGACCGCAAATGGACAACAGCAGAAATTGAAGAAATCGCCGGAGACGATGGCAGCAATTACGACTCAATCACAATTCATTTTGCCAACAAGGTAGAAGATGCTCGTGAACGTCGCCGCGAACTACAAAGCAAAATTGACGACGAGCTAGACAAAGTTCGCGCAGACCGAAATAGAGATCGCATCCGTGAGTGGAAAGAAGAAATACGCGGCATCAACCGCCGACTGAAGAATCTGCAGGCCAAATTAGATGAGGCAATTCGCCAGTACGGTTTTGCGGATCGCCGAGGGCGCAGTCTGCGCGAAGATCGCAAACGCCTGCTACGCGAGCAAAGCAACCTCAATAAAGAGCTGGCCGAAATCTACGGCGGCACCAGCAATGTTGATTTAGACGCCACAAATAGCCGCGCTAGTGGCTGGCAAAGTCAGATCACGCAAAAGGAAGCGGAAAAGGCTTACTACGAATCCGTCATCCAAAACCCTGAACTGTTAAACGATTTCTTCAACACCAAATGTTTGGTAAAGATTGAAGAGGCTACATACGAAACAATTACGTCCTGCCGTGTTGTGGATTTTGCGCTGAAGGCGCGGATATTCAAGCGCGTACAAGGGCGTCAAAAGGTCTATGGCGAAGTGACCATGGACAACTACAAGGACAGCGATAACGGTTACAAGCTGCGTTCCATGTTCTTCTGGGTCTGGTATCGCCGGACTGGCAACGACTGGACCCGTGTTCCCCGCATTTTCACTATCCGCCGTGGCGCAGACGTAGACAACTTCATTTCGCTCAAATTCATTGCAGACGACAACACAGGCAACTGGCAATTTAAGTTTGAGCCGATTGCTGAAACTGCTGCTGAAATGCGTCAGTACGGCTTCACTGATTTTGCCTACATCGAAAACGCTGGCACTGCCCAAACCATTACCGGACCTGCTGGTGGCACGTTTACTTTCACCGGCAAACTACGCAACCGCGACGGTTATTTAGCACCGATCAATCGCAACCCGTCTGAGCTTGACGAATGGAGTTTGTTCTCCATGCGCTCCGATACACAGCTGGCCTTCAGCTTCGATAACGGTCCAGAGCTGGAAATCAAGGCTGTCACCGAGCAATCCACCGAGGCGTTTAGCAGCTACCCGCAGCTGTACAACAACCTGACGATGCTCGGCTTCAACGTCTACAGCGGTCAGGGCGTACAAGATCTGCGTTCCATGAGCGTGTTCGTCAATAAAGGCCGGCTGGTACGCCGCCTAAACGACGATGGCAGTTACAGCTCCACGCCCAATACCGCCTCCAGCTTTGCGCCTGAAATCTTCCTAGACACCATCCTTGACACGGTGGATGGCATCGGACAGTTCGCCAAGATTGAAGGCATTGATCTGCCTGCACTGGCACTGGCTAAACGTTTCTGCCAGCGCAACAACCTGTTCTTTGACGGTGTAATTGCTGAGCCGACTGCCTGGCGTCAATTCTGGGCAGAAGTCGGTCCGTACAGCCTGCTGGAACTGGGACGCATTGGCGGCAAGGAGACTTTGATCCCTGCAGTGCCCTGTGACAACGCCGGCAACATCACTCGCACGGTGCCAATCCGCGCCATGTTCACCGCTGGCAACATCCTTGAGGATTCCTATAAGGAAGAATTTATTGATTACGGCAGCAGCGTTCAGGATCTGATCGCCACGGTGATTTATCGCAACACTGAACGTGACGGCGTGTTTCCGCGTAATGCCAGCGTTGATGTAAGCCTTGTTGGCGTGACTGAAGCAACCGCAATCCGTCAGACGTTTGATCTGTCGCAGTACGTCACCAACAGAAGCCAGGCGATTATGTACGCCAAGTTGTTGTGCCAGCAGCGCCGCAACATCCGCCGCAATATCGAGTTCAAGACCTTCCCGACCGACAGCCCATTGTCCCCTGGCTCTTACATTTACGTTGATGCCGGTTTGCAGGAATGGCAGGGCATCTACAGCGGACAGGTTGAATCTGGTGGCGCGTTAAATATCCCGTTGGCTGACGCAATCCCCAACGGCAGCTACAGCGTGCTGCTTTATAGAGACGGTCAAAGCGTCATCACCACAACCGCCAGCATCAGCTCCAACGTGGCTAGCTCCCTTGCCGGCTACGAAGGCTGGCTATTTGTACTTGGGACACCTGCTAAGGCAAAGCGCACCTTCCGCGTGGTTGAAGTCCAGATGGACGAGGAAGGCGAAGTTAGCGTCCGGGCTGTGGAGCATCCTTGCGATAACTCCGGCCAAAGTCTGATTGCTGACTTTAGCGACGGTCTATTTGTCATCCGCTAGCCTGAAACTACGCATAACACAGTCTGATGGGCTTCTATACAGGTCGCTCCGGTTCCTTGGTGGTGGACGGGAAGCCTGTCGCCAAGATCCGTGATTGGTCGCTTGATACGACGGTTGAACTGATCAACACCAACACCGTCGATAGCACCAGCAACACGTTTGTCCCCGGCATCAAAAGCGCCACCGGCAGCGCCACACTGGTGTACTACAGGCTTGAGGCTGGTGAGTCTGCCACCTACAGCCAGTTCACGGCATTACTGGGCAAGATCCAAAAGGTTGGCGCGGTTGCCGAGTCTGACCGCGTGCTGATGGAACTGAAGGTCGGCACCAGCACCAACGACAACATCCAGTTTTACGCCTACATCACATCGGCGCAGGTTGCGGTATCAACTGGTGAGCTGACTTCGGTGCCAATTCAATTTACGGTTGACGGTGACTTTATTGCTGGAGGCGTAATCGAATGACGGTATTTCTCGGCGTCCACGGCACCGTAAAACTGCGGCGAAACACTGGCGCCGTCCCAGTGCAAGTCACAGACAGCATTAACCCGGCAGATGTAAACACCACCCTTAATCGTATCGGTTTTGATACATCTTTAGACAACATCTTGACCGGTGACCGCGTAGACATTGCGACCACCGACGCACGCGGCCTGGAATGCTTTGCCAGTAGCGCTTGGGCCTCTGGCGTGGTCGAGCCTTCGATTTCGGCTTACGTCAACATCAACAACGCGGGCGGTTTGCGGTTTTTTGCTACCTTTTCTGATGCGGTCAATAACAACAGATCCGCTGAACTGAGTACCTATGCCTTTACTGGCAACCCGCTTGCGATCAGCTACACAATCCGCGACGTTAATTACAACACCCTCGGCAACGTCACCAGCTATCAGATCAACACCGACCGTGAGGCGCTTGACGCCACAACTCTAAGCGATAAATTTCGTAGTCAATTTGCGGCAGGACTAATCAGCGGCAGTGGAATGATTGATTGCTTGTTCGATTACAACACCAACGGCGAAAAAGAAACGCCATTGGTGATGCTGCAGTTGATCCAGCGTCTTGATATCGGCAGCGAGTTTGAGTGCGCGTTTTATCTGACCGACTCCGAAATTACACCTGAAACAGAAACGATCTTTTACCAAGCAACCGCGATGGTCACGCGGGCTGGCGTCACGGTCAACACAACTGACACGATCCAGTGCGCGATTGATTTTGTAACCACGGGCGAAATTCGGCTGCTGGTAGGACGCCCTGCTGATTACATCCTCAAGGAAGACGACGACCGCATCCAACTGGAGCAGTCTCTGAACTTCCTGCTACAGGAAACGACTGATTAAACTGACTTTACAGCCGTAGGCACCGGAGGCTTTACCTTGTCCGACCAACGCATTACGCAGTTACCTGCCCTTTCGGCTGCGTCTGCGGCGGCCACCGACGTATTGCCTGTTGCCGACGTATCGGCCAGTCAGACCAAAAAGATCACAGTCAAAGATCTGGTAGATGCCGGTCTTGACCTTGTAGATGCCAGCAGCATTGATCTATCAAAACTGGATCAGTCCAGCACCACCAAGATCGGGGCTACCGCCCTTGCTTCTGGCGCTGTCACTGCTGCCAAGCTCGCGGCTGATTCCAGCATTGCGGTTGATACCACTGCCCCCGGCTCCGACAACTTTGAGGGTCGCGGCTACTACAACAGCAGCACCGGCATCCTGAAGGTTTATGCGGCTGGTGCCTACGCCGACGTAAACGCGACGATTGCCAACGACGCAGTTACCACCGCCAAGATCCTTGATGGCGCCGTAACAACTGCCAAGGTCAGCAGCCTTGACACGGCAGCACTGGCAAACGGTGCAGTTACCTACGCCAAGATCCAAGACGTTTCCGCCACAGACAAACTGCTGGGTCGCAGCAGCTCGGGGTCCGGTGACGTAGAGGAAATCACCTGCACCGCAGCGGGACGGGCACTGCTTGATGATGCTGACGCTGCAGCACAACGCGCCACGCTGGGCCTCGGCACACTTGCCACACAATCCGGCACTTTTAGCGGCACTTTTAGCGGCACCAGTTCTGGCACCAACACGGGCGACCAGACAATCACGCTGACCGGCGACGTTACCGGCTCTGGCACTGGATCTTTTGCTGCCACCATCGCAAACACGGCAGTCACCGAAGCCAAGCTGGCTAGCAACGCGGTTTCTACCGGCAAGATCGTTGATGACGCCGTAACTGCCGCAAAACTGGCAGACAACAGCGCGATCATCGTCAGCAATGCCACCCCGAGTGGTTCTGGCGCATTTACGGGTCAGCAGTGGCTGAACACTGCAACAGGTCTTGAGTACACCTGGACCGGCAGCGCATGGCAACGTCAGGCAGCGGTCAACACGCTTACGGTCAGCGACGCCTCGCCACTGGCGTTTTCGGTTTCGTACCCGGATAACTTCAGCGCCAACGTTGACGTAACGCTTGACACTCAAGCCGCCAACCGCGTCTGGGCTGGACCTACTACTGGTTCTGATGCTGCGCCTAGTTTCCGCGCATTGGTTCCCGGCGATCTGCCTGATGCCACCAGCGTTGCCAAAGGCATCATTGTTCCTGGCACGGGTCTGTCGGTTAGCAGCGGCACGCTCAATCACGCCAACAGCGTTGCAACTGGTACTTACACCAAAGTCACGGTTGACGCGCAGGGTCACGTCAGCGCCGGCACCACGCTGAGCGCATCTGATGTACCAAGCCTTGACGCCAGCAAAATCACAACCGGCACCTTTGCCACGGCCTTGGTTGCTAATGACGCGATCACCGGCGCGAAACTATCGGACTACTCCACCGCACAGATTGGTGAGGCACTGCCGACGGCTGACTTTATCGGTCAGTTGTTCTTCAACCCGCTTGATAAGAACATCTATCTCTGGGACGGTAACGTTTGGCAGCCGGTCGGTGTTTCGCTGGGTGAGCTGGTATTTGCCGGCACCTATGACGCCACCCTGAATGAGGTTGTTACTACTACAACGGTCGGCGCTGCTGTCGGTCTGGTGGCCGGTGATCCGCTGCCTGCTGCATCTAGCACCCTCACCTCTTATTACGTGGTGGTTGCCGAGGCTGGTACGGGTGTGGCGCCTGCACCTGCTGTTGCACTGGCACCGCCTGACATCATCCTTTGCGATGGCGCCAGCTGGACTGAAATTGACGTGTCCAGTACGTATGTGGCGCAGACCGCTGCAAACGTTGGCTTTACACCTGCAGGCACGATTGCTGCCACCAACGTTCAAACCGCAATTGAGGAGGTTGCCACTGAGGCAGCTAACGCCACAAACCTGACAAGCGGCACTGTTGCTGTTGGCCGGGGTGGTACTGGCGTCACCTCTTATACCAAGGGTGATTTGCTGGCGGCATCAGCTAGCACCACGCTTAACAAGCTTGGCGTTGGCACCAACGGTCAGGTACTGCGTGCCAATAGCTCAACAGCAACCGGCCTTGAGTGGGGCGCTGACTTTGTTGGCACTGTCACCAGCGTTTCAGGTTCTGGCGCAATCAGCGTCGCCAACGGAACTACCACCCCGGCGATCAGTGTTGCCTCTGCCAGCACCTCAACTGCCGGCGTTGTTCAGCTCAGTGATTCCACGAATACCACCAGCTCAGTTCTGGCGGCTACTGCTACAGCGGTCAAGGCTGCCTATGACCTTGCTGATGCTGCACTGCCTAAAGCGGGTGGAACAGTCACCGGCAACATCAACCTTGACACCAACGTCAGCCTGGTATTTGAAGGAACCACTGCCGATGCTTACGAGACCACGCTGAGCGCCACCGACCCAACAGCTGACCGCACAATTTCGCTGCCTAACTCTTCTGGCACGATTGCGCTGACCAGTGACCTAAGTGCTTATGCGGCGCTGGATACGGCGCAAACATGGACGAAGGGCCAGCGCGGTGAAATTACTGCCCTGACCGATGGGGCGACAATTACCGCTGATTTTGCTGACTCCAACAATTTCAGCGTCACGCTCGGTGGATCAAGAACCTTGGCAAACCCGAGTAATCTCACCGCAGGTCAGTCGGGCTGCATTTGGATTACACAGGACGGCACCGGCTCTCGGACACTGGCCTATGGCAGCCAGTGGGACTTCACGG